TCATTTCGGGGTTCCTTTCTTCTTGAAGATGTAGAGAGCGATGAACGCCCAGACAAGAGCGCAGGTGATTAGGATGAAATAGGTGTAGTCGTGGAGATCCACGGCGAGCTGATAGGCCACTTCTTGTTGGTATGGGGTCATTTCCGTTGTCCTTTCTTGAGTTCGATCCATCGGGCGATTTCGTAGGCATTGATGTAAGCGAGGACGGCGAGTCCCGCGAGGATGGCGCAGATCATAGCGTGATAACTTTGACGAGCTGCATCGGGCAGGTGGCGAGATCGAAAATAAAGCAGGGAGTGCCGTCCAGGTGCTTAAGCGCATAAATCACTTCTTCAATATCATCAAGCGAATTCCATCTGGTCACATGCGGAGTGCCTTTGCTTGGGAAATCTTGAAGCACTAACAGATACTTGAATTCCATGTGTTTCACCTCGTTTTGTTGATTTGATTTCATTGTAAACTAAAAAGCCCTCATAGTCAAGGGCTTTTCGCAATTATTTTGAAGATTTTTTCGTGACAGGTGATTTCGTGGGATTTTTGACCTTTTCGTCGTCAGTAGAGTCGGTGATGATCTCGTTCGTGTCATATTTGTTGAAGTATTGACGACCTTTGAGAATGAAGTCGCGCACGAAGTCGTCTCCAACGGCTTTTCCACGGTCGAAGATTTCGACAAGCGGTTGCCCGACTACTTCTGTCTCCGTGACCTGAATGATATAGTTCACTTGTTCGCGCAGGCGCTTGGCCAAAGTCTCAAAGCGTTGCGTGATCACGAACAGCGTGACGTTGCGCTTGCGGATTTGCGTGATCCAATCGGTCAGAGCTTTGACTCCGGAATGGAAGAATTCGTAGGCATCAGCGCCAACGTGCGCCTCGTCAATGACAAGCACAGTATCATTGATTTCATCCAGATGGGATTTGATCCATGAGAATGCGCGGTTTTCACAATTCTTGATGCCGAATGTCTTGTAGTTGGTGATGGCTTTCATTTTGTCCACTTCGGTGTAGGAAATGACCAAAGCGGTCGCACATAGCGTTTTGCCGGCTCCACGTTCGCCGATGATGCAAAAGATGGGATTCTGCATCATTGATCACCCATCAATCGGCGGCGCAGCGTAGGCCGTTCCTCGATGGGCATCTGCGGGCTCGTAACGCCTTGCGCGATCTTCGTGAATTCGCCGCGGGATTTGCGGTCTTTGGAGATGGAGAGAGTCATAACGGTTTGGCACAGCTCGGCCATCATCGTGTTTTTGTAGCGACCGGCATAGATCAAACCTTTGGAAAGGGCGATGATTTGAGCGGAGTTGATGTCGGTCTTGACTTCCACATCGGCCTTGGAGTAGATTTCATCGAACATCTTTTTCAGATGCTCGAATTGCAATTGCGCGGCGGGATCGGCCACGGCTCCGGCTTGCGCGTTCGCCATCGGGAGATCCGCGGGCGTAGTGAGCATGAGCGTGGTCTCGGCGGTCTTGTTGGATTTCGGCGGCATCACATTCCTCCGAGCAGCTTGAGCAGGCGCTCCAATTCCGTCACGGTGGTTTGCAGTTCCGTGAATTTGGTGAGGATGAAGTAGAACAGGCCGCCGACCGCGAGCAGCGTGATCACGCCGACCGCGACAACGATCATCATCAGATCGGTCTTGCCGTTCGTCACGCGCAGGATTTCCTCGGCGACGTGCGCGGAAATGGCGAGGTCGTAGTCTTGCGCGGTCATGAGCGACTTTTGGAGATCGTAGACGTTGATGGGTTCCACGCGGTCATGCACGAAGGCATACGTGGGAACGCCGCCCGAAAGCATCATGTCCTTGTCGTTGATCTTGAACGTGCGACCCTTGACTTTGATCTCGTCTTTGTTGGGAATGACCCAATGCGTTCGCACGCGCTTGTCGGGGTACGCGATGATGGCTTTGACGGCTTTGGATTTGTAGAACAGTTTGATCATGGACTCGGTCATCGCGCTTTTCTCGCTTTCTCGTATTTCACGATGACTTTGTATAAGCCCTCAGCGAGCGCCAGAGGCATCAGGACAGCGGCTGCAAGCCAAGCGACCATATACGCGCCGCCGAGCTTGGCGGCCATCACGGCGCGCTGCGTGCGGTTGTGGATGCGATGTTCGCCGGAGTATTGCGCGTAGGCGGGTTTCATCATTTGATAGCCGTAGAACGCGCCGAAGATCAGGGCGATAAGGCAGTAAATCATGAATGGAGTGATGGTCATGCTCAGATGTCCTTTCCGAAGAATGCGTTGTAGAGCAGGAACAGAGCGAGACCGATGGCGACAATGAGGAACGCCACATAGTCGGTCAGCTGCGTGGCGATGAAGATGAACAACCCGGCGCTGAAAACGTTCCATATCTTTTGCCGCGAGGTATAGGCGAAGAACATGAGCGCGAGCGCGGTGACGACGGCGATGCCAAGTACGGTGTCCATAGGGTCTCCTTTACTCGCCGTTGGTGAAAGGAATGAGACCTTTCAACACGGAAATGAAATCGAGCAGCAACCAGACAACAATGATCCACATCACCAAAGAGAGAAACGCGGGGATGCCGGTGATTTGGAATGTCAAGAGGTTGAAGAACGTGGTCATGATGCTTGTCAACCCGGTAACGCTCGGTTGCGCGGCCACATCCAAACCGCCGGCGAGCGTAAGCGAGGTGGTATAGCCCATGGCATCGGCCGTAAACGAGATCAGGAACAAAAGCAGAATGAGCAGTCCGATGCGCGTATTGCGATTACTCATAGCTCGCACCTCGTTTCAAGGAAAGCAGGAAGATCACGGCGAACAGCATGAACATGACGACCATCACGCCGATGGGGAGATAGCCGAGGAACGTGAACATCGCGGTGATGCCGAGACAGGCAACCAGGTACAACCACAGCGGCGCTTTCCACCACAAGAGCAGGAACACGGCGATGATCAGGAGCAAAACGTAAAGGAATGTAGTGCCGGCATCGTTCCAAAGCCCAAAGGCGGTCAGCAGACCCTCAAAGGCAGAATCTGGAACAGGCGCATCGGGGTTCAAGTCTTCGGCCAATTCGGAACGGTATAAAGCGTAGAGGTTGAGCGAGGGAGAGTCGCCTTCGCTTGTGATTGTCAGCAGATCCGGTGTCATGTAATCAAACGTATACAGACGGCCATCGGCCAAACGCCAACCAACAAATTCAAAGCCGGCGGCGGGAGTGGGATCGGCGGGCGGTGTCGGGTAGGTGTAAAACAATGCGGTTTCGTACACGGTGAAGTTGTTGTAGTACTTCACAAGCGTAGCGGATGGGTAGTTGAAGTATACGCCCGCGTTCAAGTTCCAATACTCCACAAACTGACTCGGCGCACTCGTCCACGATTGCATGACCCAAATGGCGACCTGGTACGCATCGCTCACATCCTCGGTCAAGATGTTCGAGAGCGTGAGATAATAGGTATCGCCGTAGCGATACGATACAAGATCAGTCAAAGGGAATTCAAGAGAGATAGTAGTCTCCTCGAATGTAAAGACAATAGCGGAATCGATCCCGCCGGCCTCGTCCAGGTTGTAGGAGGAGTTCGGGATCGTGAACCACATATACTCGGCGTTGGGGGTCATTTCGGCAACGATCCGCATCCCCCAATACGTAGAGTAGAAATTGTATGCATCCCACGTCTCGTCCGCTTGGTACGTGTAAGCAGATACTTCAGGAGGGCGATAGGCAAGCGGAAACGCCAGGGAGAACGTAAGCAGCAGCGTGATCAGCAGTTTCTTAAGCACTTTGTCCATCTCCTTTCAAGAGGTTGTAGAGCAGGGCAAACAAGACGATGACAACCAAGATCACAAGCCAGACAGGGAACCAACCGAAGATCGTGAACAGCAGGAACAGCGCGGCCTCGACAATCAGCATGACCATCATCGGCGCGTGCATCAAACCGAGCAGAACAGCGAACACGATCATGATGGCGATGGAAATGAAGATATACGCCCATTGGCCAAGGCCAAAGTTGTCGATGTAGTCCTCGATGCCTTCAAGCAGCGTAGGCGGTACGTACGGCTCAACATCCTCGCGGTCGTAGGAAACAGTCAAACCGTCAAAGGTGGCGAACGCGATGCCGGTCGAGTAGTTGGTGAGCAGCGTGTTATAGGCAGAGAGGTAGGCGGCATAGTTCGTGCTCGTGATACCTTTGTCGCTATACCATTCCCATCGCGGTGTTTCGTTCAAGCCATCTTGATAAAGTTGGTACAAGTATGTTTTCTCGGAACGCTCAGCTCCATAACTATAATCGGTTTCAAGACGCGACCAGGAAAAGGTATCGGCATCATCGATATCGGTCAGCGTTTCGTTGTAGGTTGATACATTCTCAAGTACCCACGCCATATCATAAGTAGACCAAGCCGCGTTCGTAACGTTCGGGACGGTGATCGCGGTATTGTAAACGAAGTAACCGAAATAGGCGATGGCGCTGTCGATTTGGAATTGTGTGTAGGAGCCACTTAAAAACAA